GCGCTGCTTCACGCCGATCAGCCAATGATGAACTGGTGCTGCGGTAACGCTCGCGTCGAGCCCAAGGGCAACGCGATCCTGATCACAAAGCAGGCCAGCGGCTCGGCAAAGATCGACCCGCTGATGGCCCTGTTCAACGCCGTATCGCTGATGGCCATGAATCCGCCAGCGGCATACGACGCTTCCGGCTTTTACGCTAACCCAATCATGGTAGGAATCTAATGGCCGAATCTAAAAAGCCGGGGCGCGTGAAAAGCGCGCTGCTGAACTGGCTGGGCGTGCCGGTCGGGCTTACCAATGGCGCCTTCTGGCAGGATCTGTTCGGCACATCCGCTAGCGGCAAGGTCGTTACGGTGGATGCCGCCATGCAGCTCTCGACTGTCTGGTCGTGCGTGCGGCTGCTGAGCGAAACCATCTCAACGCTGCCGTTCAAGTTGTACCAGCGACAGTCGGACGGCTCGCGCGTATCGGCCTCGAATCACCCGCTGTACCGCGTGCTGTGTCAGAGCCCGAACGCGGAGATGACTCCAAGCCGCTTCATGTCGATGATCGTCGCGAGCCTCGCACTGTGGGGTAACGCCTACGTCGAGAAGCGCTATGTCGGCACCCGGATCGTCGCGCTGATCCCGCTTCTGCCGCAGCTGATGAAGGTCAAGCGGCTGGATAATGGCCGACTCGAATACACCTACGTCGAAGATGGCGCAGAGCGCAAATTCGCAGAGAAGGACTTGATGCACATTCGTGCGCTTGGCCTTGATGGCGTTTGCGGGATGCTGCCGGTCTACATGGGGCGCAACGTGATCGGCTCGGCCATGTCCACCGATGAGGCGGCCGGCAAAATCTTCGCCAACGGCATGCAGGCTTCGGGGGTGCTGACGCATGAGTCTGGCCCGCTCAAGCCTGAGCAGCGCGAGCAGCTGCGCCAGAGCCTGAACGCCTTCGCCGGCTCAGCTAATGCCGGCAAGCTGATGGTCCTTGAGGCGGGGCTGAAGTACCAGGGCATCACCCTAAACCCTGAAGCTGCGCAGATGCTCCAGACGCGCGCCTTCCAAGTTGAGGAAATCTGCCGCTGGTTCCGCATCCCGCCGCACATGGTCGGGCATATGGACAAGCAAAGCAGCTGGGCCAGCAGCGTGGAGGGGATGAACCTTCAGTTTTTAACCAACGTCCTGCGGCCGATCCTCAAGAACATTGAGGATGAGGTGGCGCGCTGCCTGATCGGCTTCCCTGAGTCGGATTCGATCTATGGGGAATTCTCGGTCGAAGGCATGCTCCGCGCGGACATCAATGCGCGGACCACCTTCTATTCCACCGCCCTGCAAAACGGCTGGATGAACCGCGACGAGGTGCGTCGGCTGGAGAATATGCCGCCGATTCCGGGCGGCGACGTGCATACCGTGCAATCCAACCTCTTGCCGATTGAGCTGCTAGGCCAAAGCCAAGCCCCGCTGGAGAAGTAACCCATGACGAAAAAGAGCCTTCCAGCAGCGCTGGCGGGGCGCCCCTGCGCGGGCGTTTCCTTCGATCTGCTGCCGCAAGCCATGGAGCGCTGGAACCCCGGCATCCAGGCGGCAGACGACGATAAAAACACCATCTCGATTCTTGACGCCATCGGCTCGGACCCCTGGACAGGCGAGGGGGTGACCGCCAAGCGGATCTCTGCGGCGCTGCGCGCTATCGGCGGCGCTGACGTGACCGTCAGCATCAACTCCCCAGGCGGCGATATGTTCGAGGGCCTGGCGATCTACAACATCCTGCGCGAGTACAAGGGCCGCGTGACCGTGAAGGTGCTGGGATTGGCCGCCTCGGCTGCGTCCATCATCGCGATGGCCGCCGATGAATTGCAGATCGCGCGCTCGGGCTTCCTGATGATCCATAACGCCTGGACGGTCGCGGCAGGCAACCGGCATCAATTCCGCGAAGTGGCGGAAATGATGGAGCCGTTCGATGCGTCGATGGCTGATATCTACGCCGCACGCACGGGCGCAGATATCGCGGAGATGCAGGCGCTCATGGACGCCGAAAGCTGGATTGGCGGCAGCGCAGCGGTAGAGCAGGGCTTTGCAGATTCGCTGCTCGATTCAGATTCCGTCAAAGAGGGCGCCAAGGCGCAGTCCAGCCTTATCGCTGCCCGCAAGCTCGACACCATCCTTGCCAAGCAGGGCATCCCGCGCAGCGAGCGCCGCGCCCTTATTCAAGAAATCAAGTTCGGTACGCCTTGCGCTGCCGGACCCGGTACGCACGACGCTGCCGACACCCTGGCCGACCTGGCCGAACCCATCGCCGACCTCGAACGCGCACTGGCTCGTTTTTCGGCAGCTGCTACCCAATAGAGGAAACACCCATGTCAGACCAAGCACAACTGCTCGCCAAGATGAGCGCCGAGCTGGAAAAAGCGTCCAGCGATTTCAGCTTCAAAGCCGAACAAGCACTCGGCGAAGCCAAGAAGGCGGGCAACTTGTCCGCCGAAACCAAGGCCGCCGTCGACGAGATGGCCCTGAAATTCAACAGCCTGTCCGAAGCCGAAAAGCAGCTCAAAGCGCAGCTTGGCGAGCTGGAACAGGAGTTCGCTCGAATTCCGGCCCAGGCTGCCGCCTCCAAGCGGACCAGTGTCGGCGCGGAAGTCGTCAAGAGCGAGGCTCTGGCTGAGTTCGCCAAGAGCGTACAGGGCAATCGCCGCATCAGCGTCCCGGTCAATGCCGCACTGCTTAGCGGCGACGTGGCTGATGGCGTGGTTGAGCCTCAGCGCCTGCCGGGCATCGACGTTATGCCCAAGCAGCGCCTGTTCCTGCGCGACCTGATCGCCTCCGGCCGCACCACTTCCCCGGCCATCTTCTGGGTTCAGCAGACCGGCTTCACCAACAACGCCGCNGCNGTCGGTGAAAACCCGGTAGGCGGCAANCCGTACAGCGACATCGCGTTCAACACCAAGATCACGCCGGTTACCACCCTCGCGCACATGTTCAAGGCGTCCAAGCANATNCTNGACGACTTCGCGCAGCTGCAATCGACCGTNGACGCNGAAATGCGCTACGGCCTNAAGTACGTCGAAGANCAGGANATGCTGTTCGGTGACGGCACTGGCGTGCATCTGCACGGCATCGTTCCGCAAGCCACTGCGTTCTCCGCTGCGTTCTCGCCGGAAGCCATGACCCAGATCGACGAACTGCGCCTGGCCATGCTGCAAGCGCAACTGGCGCGCCTGCCGGCATCCGGTCACGTCCTGCACTTCAGCGACTGGGCCAAGATCGAGCTGACCAAGGACACCCTTGGCCGCTACATCATCGGCAATCCGCTGAGCGTTGCAGGCCCAACCCTTTGGGGTCTGCCGGTTGTCTCCACCGAAATCGCCGCGTTCCAGGGCAAGTTCCTTACCGGCGCTTTCCAGACCGCCGCACAAATCTTCGACCGCGAAGATGCCAACGTGGTGATCTCCACTGAGAACGCTGACGACTTCGAGAAGAACATGATCTCGATCCGTTGCGAAGAGCGCCTGGCGCTGGCCGTCAAGCGCCCCGAGGCGTTCATCTACGGCGCCTTCACCGTCCCGACCCCGTAAGGGCTGATAAGCCGGCCGCCTTCGGGCGGTCGGTTTGAGGGCTAGCGATGCAACTCAAAGCAATTCGTCCAATCCTGCTGGGCCACGCCGTCGTGGTCGATGGGCAAGTATTCGAGACGACAGATCATCACGCTCGCGAACTTCTGGTTCGAGGGCTAGCGGCTGAGGTGGAATATGACCGTTCTGACGCTGGACGAGATCAAGGCGCACCTGCGGCTGGACGGAAACGCCGAGGACGCGCAGCTGACACTGCTGAGTAGCGCGGCCGAAGACTACGCCGCGCACTATCTAGGCCGCAGCCTGCCCTGGCTGGATGAGTCGGGCGCCGCCGTGGCGGTTCCTGCGTCGATCAAGGCCGCGCTGCTGCTCATTGTCGGCGACCTCTACGAGAACCGCGAAGGCGCCGTTGTGGGTGCAAGCCGCACGGATAACCCCACGGTTAACCGGCTTATGCAATTCCATCGCACAGGGCTAGGCGTATGAGAGCCGGCCCCCTACGTCATCGCCTGAGCCTCACTGCCGAGCAGCGCACCTCTGACGGCATGGGCGGCTGGCAAACCGGCTGGGTCGAGCTGCGCAAAGTGTGGGCCGAAGTCACCCTTCCGACTGGCCGAGTCGAAGCCGTCGCGCAGCAATTGACCGCCGTTGTCTCTGCCGAGATTCGCTGCCGGCCTGCTGCCGATCTGGTCGCCGGCCGGCGCCTGACGGGTCGCGGCGTTACCTACCGCATCGAAGCCGTACTGCCCGACAACACCAATTCCATGATGCGCCTGCTGTGTTCGAGCGTGTGAGATGGCGAAACGTAGCCAAGTCAAAGGGGACTTCAAGCTCCGCGGCGTCCTGCGCCGCATCGGCAGCCAAATGGATTCGGATCTGCGTCCAGCGATGCAGCAAGCGGCCAATCTGGTTCTGGAGACACAGCGCGAGCTGATCCCGAAAGATACCGGCGAGTCGGCGGCAGCGCTTGAGGCGTTCGTTTCGAAAACTGGCCTCGACGCGCAGATCGGAATCAGGGGCAAGAAGAACGCGCGGCGCTTCTTCTTCCTGAAATACATTGAGTACGGGACGAAAGGCGGAAAGATCAAATCCCGCAAGCGCCCTGAGAACAAGACTAACGGCGGCAACTTTTTCGGCTATTCGCCGGAGCACCCCGCACACCCCGCGCACCCGTTTATCCGGCCGTCCTACGACCTCAACCGCGAAGCGATCCGCCAGATCCTGTCGGACGCCATCAGCAAGACCCTAGACCGAGCAGCAAGGAGTGGCGATGGCTGACCCCGGAACATCCCTGCAAGCGGCGCTCTATGCCCGGCTGACGGCTGAAGTGTCCTGCCCGACGTATGACGCCGTGCCGATGGACGCGGCCATGCCATACGTCACGATTGACTCTGAGATGGCCACCAATGCCAGCCCAGTCAGCGGGCGCAAGCGGGCGAGCCGACTGCTGTACCTGTCCGT